AAGGAGCTGCGGGGCGGACGTGATCTTCGCGAGGGTGCCGGACGCGAAGCAGCGGGTCGTCCATCGGGAGGACGGCGGCCACCGGCTGGAGGTCGCCAGGTGAGCGTCGACCGGGAGAAGGCGAAGCGGCTGAAGGAGGCTGAGGAGCGAGAACGCCTCCGGGCCTGGGCCAAGGCCACCGTCGACGCGTGGCCCCCACTCACCACGCAGCAGCGCCATGAGGTCGCGATCATCATGCGAGGGGGCAAGCGGTGAGCGTCGACCGGGAGGTCGCGGACTTCGCGGCTGGGTTGTCGGAGGCGCACCTGGCGTGCCGGGACTACGGCCATTCGTGGACCCCGGCGACGGCCCGGTGGGACAGCGAGCTGCGGGCGTTCGCGAGGACGCTGCGGTGCGTCCGCTGCCACACGGAGCGGGCTCAGTGGTTGTCGCAGTACGGCCATCCGCTGCGGGGTCACTACGTGTACCCGGAGGGCTACCAGGCGCTCGGGCTCGGCAGGTTGGACGGTGAGTCGCGGGACGTGTTGCGGCTGGAGTCGGTGTCGCGGCTGCTCGGCGACGAGCTGGCCCCGAAGCGGCGGCGGCGGCGGGCTGGGTGATCCCGTGGGACGACAGTGAGGGCGGTTGTGAGCAGCTACCGGCCCGGCCCCGTGTGGCCCGCTGGAGGCCGCACAGGGGCGTCTGGCGGGGCTGGTGGGTGCGGGTCGCCGAGGGTGTCCTCGCGGGAGGGCCGGGGCTCGGCTCCTACCCGCCCGGCGAGGAGGCCCAGGGTGGCCCCGAGGACGGTGGACAGCAGCGAGATCAGCACCTGCAGGTACCGGTCGGACCGGAAGTCGTTCGGGGTCAGGGTCCCGGCGAGGACCATCCCGACGGTGAGCATGACCAGGACTAGGCAGATGGTCCCGGCGAAGATGATCACGATCAGGTCGGCCGTCGGTCGCCTGGACTTGGACACGGGAGGACCCCTCATGGGTTGGCTGGTTGGTATCGGGATCGTGGTGGGGGCGGCGGTCGTGGTGGCGGTGGCGGCGGAGCGTTACGCGAGCTGGTATCAGCGGGGTGGTGGCTCGTAGCCTCGGTGGCCCTGTTCGGTGAGCTCGGTGAGGATGGGCCAGCCGGTCCGGTCCCGGAGCCGTTCCCGTTCGACGTCGTCGCGGCGCTCAGCGTCGATGCCGCGACGCTCATCCTCGGTCGGCTCGTAGACCCGGTCGTCGGGCTGGTCACTCACTGGGAGCGCCGAGCTGGTCGGGAATCGTCTGCTCGGCCCCGGCCGGGTCAAGGACGCCCAGGAGGACGCCACCCTGCCGTCGGGTCTCGTTGCTGTTCTCGGCGATACCGGGGGTGAGTCTCCCGTTACGGAGGTTCTCGGCGGCGTGGGCCTCCTCATCGTTGGCCGGGGGCAGCCCTCCCATGAGGACCCCCATCATGCGGCGGGTCTCGGCGGCGTGCTCCTCAGCGGCCCGAAGCCTCTGGTCCTGTTCTGGTGTCATGTCGTCCTCTTCTCGCTCTGGTGCGGATGATTGGTACGTCTCCCAGGTGACCCCGACCCAGGTGCGGGGGCCATCGTCGGCGGCCCCGGACGCGAGCCCGTTACGGCCCTCGTAGTAATCGACCACTTGGCCGTGAGCTCCGGAGCTGACGCAGCCCTGGTCCCATTTTCCGCCGGGCTGGACGGAGATGCCGTGCAGGTGCCAGGGCCAGTCGGACTGGGAGGGGCTGCGGATCCACATGGCGATCCCGACCTGCCGTCCTGCGTCGCGGATGACCTCCCGGTCGGCCTGGGTCATCCCAGCGTCCTGCCCGGCGAGGTCGATGGCCCCGCCACCGTCGTGGGTGCCCGCGGACGCGGCGACGCCCCCTCCGGCATAGGAGCCTTGGGTGGGCCGGACGTAGACGTCGCCGGACAGGCGGGCGACCTCCTCCATCTGGTCTGCCATCCGGTCGTCCAGGTAGACGCCCCGCCAGTAGCGACTCACAGCAGCACCCCGATGATCAGCAGCGCACAGTTCAGGGTGGTGTTGACGGCCACAGCGTTCAGGTCCCTCGCGAAGAACGAGAGGGTTCCCGGTGTGTAGTCCCGGACAGCGACCCCGACCGGCTCACTAGTGGTCGCTTGCAGGTGAGCGTGGGTGATGCTGGAGAAGGTCCCGGACAGGTTCATGGTCGCATCACCGGCCACGAACGAGACCGGGAACGATGTGGCGGTGAGTATCCCTATCGACCCGGCGTAGGGGACCCCGACCTGGTTGAGGAACAGGGCGGTGGCGTTCTGCCAGGCCGTCCCGTTGTGCAACGTCATCTTGTGGGAGTCGTTCAGCCAGGCCAGCGACCCGGCATGAGGGGACGGGTATTGGGTGTCCCGGTCGGCGGCGGAGTCGAAGCACTGAACCGACTGGTCCCATACGTCGTTGCCCCAGTCGGATCCGATGACTTGTCCCGGGCCTACGGTTTCACGTCCGGTGGTGGCCATGGCGGCGTCTCCTTTCGGCGGGGGTCAGGAACCCCCAGTGGTCGGTGTCCCAGGTGGAGTCGTCCCAGTGGCCGGCGGCCCAGCGGGTGATGTCGTTGAGGACGATGGTGCCTTCGATGTGCCCGATGCCGACTTGGACGTCCCAGCCGGTGACGGTTTCGCGCCAGACCTGCCCGATGCGGTCGTGGACGTCGAAGGCTTGGTCGGGTTCGACGGACAGCAGGAGCCGGGGGACGGTGGGGTCGCGCATGCGGGAGTCGAGGTCGACGTTGCGGGGGGCGGCGGCGGGGAACGCTGACGTGCCGAGGATGGCTCCGGCGACGATGGCCGACCAGGCGTCGTCCTGGTGGGTGAGGTCGGTGCGTTCGTACCGGCGGGAGCGGTAGCGGGCGATGGAGCCTTCGGCGCGGACGGTGGTCGGTGGTGGGGCTTCGGTGGTGGGGTCGGTGGGGATGTCGGCGCGGCCGATGGTGACGATGTTTTTGACGTCGGTGGGTTGGGCTCCGCCCATGGTGACGACCTGGTGGGCTCCGGGTGTGGCGCAGACGGCGAGCGCGCCGGCGTCGCGGACGTTCTCGCCGGTGCGGCCGGTGGGCCGGTAGCAGAGGGTCCCGGCGCGGTTGAACCAGAGGATGCCGAGGTCGGTGTCGGCGGTGATGAGGAGCTGTTCCCAGGCGACGCCGCCGAGGTTGGTGGGCTGGTTCTCGATGCCGCCGGTGAGGATGTCCCGGTGGTCGGCGTCGTCGGGCCATTCGGCGACGTCGAGGATCCGGGCGACCCTCGCGCTAGCGATGTCGCCGTCGCCGACGAGGTCACCGTCGACGGCTTCGTAGGCGACGAGGATCTCGGTGGCGTCGACGGCGGAGACCTGGACGGAGTCATGGGTGGCCGAGGGGTGCCATTCGTACCCGTCGGCGGCGATGGACCCGCGGAACGCGTGCTCCCAGGGGTCGCCGTCGTTGGCGATGGTGGGCCGCCAGAGGACCCGGACGCCGACGCCGGGGCCAACGATCCCGGCGTAGGGGCCGGCCCACGGGTCCCAGGTGGCCCCCCAGAGGGTGAAGTAGCAGGTGGCCGCCTCCCAGCGGGTGACGACGCCGTCCGCGTCTGACGCGCCGGCCTGGAGCTTGAACGGGTCTTCGACGTCGCAGGTGACGTCGACCCAGTCGCCGAGCTCGGTGTCGGGTTGCCCCCAGGTGGCGAAGTCCCAGATGCCGGCGTCCCACACCCCGCGTCCTTCCTGCCGTCCGATGCCGAGCTGGACGCGCAGGTCGACGCCGTACCGGGTTCGCGCCGTACCGGGGTCGAGTGTTGTCGGTCCTCGCGGGGGAATGGTGAGCGTCGGAACATCCGCCCCGACCGCGACCGTGGCGGTGGGGATGAGGTAGCGGCCGGTCAGGGTCGGGCTGGGCGCGCTAACCGTGACTGTCGCCGTCGGGATAGCGATGGCCCCGACGACGGCAACGGTTGGAGGGTAGGCGGTGACGCTTGACGCGACAGCGGTTTCGGTCGTCAGTGCAAGGGGGCCACGCTGAAAGACTACGTCGACAAAATATGTGTTGGCGTTGATGGTATCCGGGTACGGCGTGCCGGGTAGCGTCCCCGTATACCCTTGTTTTAGGAGAGTCAGACTGCCGTTGACGATATTCGCCGCAAAGTTTGGTGAACGGTTTACCGCGGTGTTTTCTGTCCATTCTAAGGAGACCCGTAGCGTCGTCCCGGCCGTGACCGTGACGGGCGTAGCGAGTGTCCCCGTTACCCATCCCGACGTTCCCGTGCCGTGGAGCATCGCGACGGAACCCAGCAGCGTTCCCGGCGCTGGCCCCTGCCATATTTTCAGGTAGCGGTTGATCGTTTGTGACGCGTCGCGTCTGTGGTAACGCAGTCCCGTTACCTGCCCCGCCACGGCGAACACGATGTCGTTACCGACCGAGAAGTTCGCGCCCAGCGTGGCGTTACTTGACGGCGTTTCTGTCGTGTATACCGATTCAGCCATGGCGGGACCACTAACTCAGAACGAACGCGACAGCGCCACTAGCGTTGATGCCGATAACGATGTCCTGGGCTGTGGCGGTTTGGAGCGCCCCGAAGTCTGTATACGCGACTAGCGGCGACGTGGCATCCGAACCTGTCTGTGTGTCAATGAACATGAGGTAACGGAAGTCCGTTGTGGTCACGCCGGGGAACGTGATGTCCGCACAATCGAGGGTTAGCGTGTTGGTTGGCCCATCATAGACAACCGTTTTCCCGGTGATTGTCTGCCGCGCGTATCCGCCCCCCGTCAGTTCATTAGTCAGGCTCGACGCGTATTGGTGCGTGTCTTGGTTGGGCGTATGCGTGGACGCGCAAAGCGCCCCTTTGATTGTGTCGCTATCCCAGTCAACCTCTTTGTTGACGATTGATTTTATCGCCAATCCGTAAACCTTTGCTGTAATCGCCATGAGCCTTCCCTTCTAGCCGTTGCGCCAGGAGCGGCCGGCGGCTCGCTCGAATGCGCGGATCTGGTCGACGATGGACCGGCCTACTTCGGCGGTGGGCGCGCCCCGCTCGACGTTGACGTTGATCGTGTACATGACCGGGAGCGGCCCCTTGACGGGGACCGCCATGGGTGCCGCGGCCGCGCGGGGTGCCGGAGCGGCGAGGTTCGCGGACGCCATCCGGGACTGATAGGCCGATACTTCCGGCGACGGCGGGACACCGAACGCCGACGGTGCCGCTCGAGGGAACACGTACCCGGATGAGTAGGGCCCGGGCGGGGCGTCCCCGCTCACCTGGGTGAACTTCCACCGCAGCTCGATGGTCTGCTTCGTCTTCAACGCGTCCAGCTCCGCCTGCAACCTGGCCACGTCCGCCTCCGCTTTCGCGAGGCCGGTGACAGCGACGGCGGTAGAGATGTTGTCGGGGACCAGCCCGTATTGGGTGGCGAGCTCTTCCGCCGCCTTCTTGGGGATACCCATCGACGTCGCGGTGTTGATGAATTGGGTGCGGAGTTCCCCCATCTTCTGTTTCTGTACGTCGACGGACGCCCCCTGCGCCGCCAGAGCCCCCACGAGCTCCCCGGCTCGTCCGGCCACGTCCCGCAGTGCGTCCCGGTTGTTCAACGCCTGGACACTGTTGCCCTCGAACTTCTTGCCGTTCTCCTTCACCGAGTCGCCGAGCGAAATGAGGGAACGGGTGAACGCGTCCTGGTCCGCGCCGCCCTGGCCGAGCTGGTCGTAGTAGTCCTGCAGCGCGCCCTTGGCGTCCTCCAGCTTCTGCTTCTGCTTGTCGAGGGCAGTGTTGAGGTAGTCGATTTGTTCCTTACTCTCCTGCGCCGCCCGAGCCATTTTCTCTTGCCCGACCTTGAGTGCTTCCGCGTTGGCCGTCGCCTTCTTCTGAGCGTCCTTAAGGTCGTCGGTCGATTTCGCGGCGTCCCCCGTCGCCTTGTCGACCTTCTCGATGGCGAAGACGTTGCGGAGGAGACCACCCCACCACTCGTCCGAGGTCTCGACCGCCTCTTGCGATGACTTGTCCCAGTCGGAGATCCCGTGGACGAGGTTCCCGAGCGCTCCGACGTTGGTGTTGACGAACGACAGCAGGTCCTTCATCGCCGGCAGGAACAACGTCCCCAGGTCGGAGCCCATCGTGTGGAAGGTGTCCGAGAGGTTGGACATCTGCCCGTTGAAGGATTCCGCCTGCAACGCCAGCGACCCGCCGAACGCCTCCCCGATCCCTTCGCCGAGTAGCTCGATCTCCTTCCGGCCGAGCTTCCCCGCGGTGGCCAGGTCCTGGACCTCCGCCGTCGTCAGGCCGAGCTTCTTGGCGAGGATGTCGGTAGCGCCGATGCCGCGTTCGCCGAGCTGCAGGAGCTCTTCGTTGGCGACCTTGCCCTTGGCGAGCATCTGCCCGTAGATGAGCGCCACGTCGCCGATGGGGACACCGGTGGCCGCCGCCGCCTCGCCGAGGTTCCTCAGGTTCTTGATGACGTCGTCGGCGTCCACCCCGAACGCGAGAAGGGTCTTGCCCGCCTGGGCCAGCTCGGGGAACTCGAACGGGGTCGACGCGGCGAAGTCGCGGATATCGTTGAACACCTTGTTCGCGGCTTCCGCCGACCCGGTGATGCCCTGGAACTGGAGCTTGGCGGTCTCCACGTCCGCGGCCATGTTGCCGAGCGCGACACCCGCGCCGGCGATGAGGGCGATGGCCTTGGCTTGGGGTGGCAGGAACGCGGTGACTGCCGTGGTGAGCCCGCCCATACCGCCGCCGCCGGCCGCCTCCTTCGCGGCCCCACCCAACCCGGACAGCGACGCCTTTAGAGCGCCCATCTTGGATGTCGCCGCAGTCGTGTCGGCGTCGATGGTGACCTCGGTCTTGGTCCCCGCCAGCCCGCGCAGCCCGGCCTTGGTCTTGGCGATCCCGGTTTCCGCGCCGGTGATGTCGGCGTCGATGGGCACGTCCACCGACGAACCCTCGAGGGTCTTGATGCCGCCGCGGAGCTTGGCAATCTCCCGTTGCGCCGCCGTCGTGTCGGCGTTGATGTCGAGGGTCTTCGCCTTGGCGATCTCGTCCTGCAGGTCCCGGATCCGCGCGCGGGACTTCGCGATCGCCTCATCCCTGATGGTCAGGACGACCGGGGTCTTCCCGATGTCCTTGACCGCCGCCTCGGTCTGCTCCGCACCCTTCTGGACCTTCGCGAGCCCGTCGGTCATGCCCTTGAGGCCGGGGCCGACCTGGGAGGAGTCGGCCTTGACCTTCATCAACAGTTCGATGGGACGGCTAGCCACGGTCCACCTCCTGCTGGACGGTGCGGGCGGTTCGGGCGGCGATGCCGGTGAACGTCTCCCGGATCGATGGCCAGAAGAAGTAGCCGCGGGATCCCAGATGGGGAAGGAACATCATGGTGGTGCGCCGGCGGTGCACGACGTGCGCGCCGCCACCGCGGGACCGGCGCGGGTAGGTGGTGCGTTTCTGGCGGCCGCCGAACTCGGCCCCGGCGAACAGGGTGCCGCCGAGCCCGCCGCCGCCGCCGCGGATGGAGGCCCCGTCGGCGTTCATCTCCACCCGCACCGTCGACGCCGCCCGCTGCATGATCCTGCTGGACGCCTTGCCCCGCATCCGGGCGGCCGCCGGCGGAACCTCCTTGCGTTGGATCTGCTCGACCATCGCCTTGCGGATCCGGGCGTCCATCGAGCCGACCCGGCGGACCGCCTCGTCGTACCCCTGGACGTCGATGGAGATGGTCACCGCCGCGCCTCCTCGAAGAAGACCCGCTCGGCAGGGTTGAGGTCGTCGTCGTCCTGGCCGCCCGTCACCAGGTCGAGGAATGTGGCTATCACCGCGTCGCCCTCCCGTTCTAGCTGGGAGGGGAGGACGCCGAGGCGGAGGCTAAGGGCGACGAGGAACCGTCCGTAGGTTCCTGGTCGGTAGGGTTTGCCGGCTCAGCGCCGTTCTGGGCGGCGGGCAGGTCTCCCCCTTCCGCCGACGTGCAGCGGGCGTCGAACGTCTCCCAGGAGCCCGTGTAGAGGCCCTGACGGGTGGCGGCGACGTAGGCGAGCTGCGCGAACTTCGTGAACGAGAAAGCGCCGTCGAGGTAGGACGCCTCGAACTGGGCTTCCCACCGCCGGATGTCCCTCGAGTCGGCGACGAGCGAGTACTGCTCGTCGGGGTCGGTGAGCTCAATGTCGAATGCTTGCCGCATAGCGTGCTCCTATGTCCCCTGCGAGGCAGGGGGACGGATCTATGCGGCGTTTAGGCCGGGACCGGCTCGCGGTCGGGCTCGGACTTGGACTTGGATTCGGACTTGGCCGGCTCGCTGGACGCCCCGAACGTGATCGGTGCGCCGGCGGCGTCGATCGGGCTGGGCTTCCCGACGTACGGGAACACGACGGTGAACGTGGCGTAGTTGCCGGGCTCGGCCCCGCCGACCGTGTCGGGAAGCGCGATGACGATGGTGCCTTCCCATCCTCGGCCGACCGGGACTCCGGCCCCGTCGGTCTTCGGGTAGAACGTCGCGAGCGCGTTGTCGCCCTCGTTGTCCATGCAGAACAGCATGAGGGAGTCGGCGGATTCGACGTCCTGCACAGCGGTGACGGTGAGCTGGTAGGTCCGCGGGGCGGTCTCCGAGAACGACCCGTCCGGGCAGAGTGTCGAGATCGAGGTGACTTCGCCGCCCGTCGTCGTCAACCCTGCGGAGGTGGCCGAGCACTGGAAGTCGTGCGTGAAGGTCGGCGTGACTCCCTCGGCGTTCTCGATGGTGAGCTTGGAGTACCTCATGTACAGAGGTGCGGGCATTGCCATGGTGGAACCTTCCTTGGGTTTTACGGGACGGGTACTGCTTCTGACAGTGCAGCAACGTCGGGGCAGAGGGCCCCGAAGTTGAGGGCGTAGGTGACGGTCAGCTGGACCGCCCGCAGGGTGGGGCCGCCGACGTCGCGGAGGACCGGGATGCTGTCGGCGGCCTCCATCCCGTCGGTCTGGTTGACGGCGTCCCAGAGGGCAGCGACGGCGTCGTCAAGCTGCATGATCTGGGCCTGGTCGGTGCCGTCGACGACGAGGACGACGGGGAAGGATGCCTCGACGTACAGCTCGGCGCGCGAGAGCGCGGGGACGTCGACCCAGACGCAGGGGGCGGCGACGTTCCGTGGCGGGTACTTGTGCACCCGCCACGCCGGCAGGGTGAGGGTCGCCTGCTCGAGGATGGCGTCGGTGATGGCGTCGCGCCCGTCGGCGACCGCAGAGATTCCCACGGCCACTCACCCGATCCCGAAGCTGTTGCGGTACGGGTCGATCAGGTACTCGACGCCTTTGAGCCAGTCGGTGCCGATCCGGACCGGCCCGAACTCGGACGAGGTGGACCAGGAGTCCAGGACCCCGAACGGGGCGTCCTTCCGCCGGTACAGCTCGATGGTGACGTTGACGCAGGCGGTGGTCAGGGCCTGCGGGACCGGGTCGGTGAGCGGGTCGTCGTCCCGGTCGAGGTAGCCCTCGGCCAGCTCGAGCGCTGACGCGGCGGCGGCGTCGACCCGGTCGGCGTCCGGGTCGGCGTCGTCCATCCGCATGACTCGCCGAGCTTCGGCCCCGACGTCGGCGGCCGGGAGGAGGGCGGCGAGCCATCCGGGGCTAGTAATCGTCGTCGGCATCGTCCTCGTCCGGTTCGTCGTCCAGCTCCGGTGGGAGGGGTTCGACCTGCGGCTGCGCGGGCGGGACCTCTGTCGCCCTCGTGGTCGTCGTCCCGCCGGGGTAGATGGACGGCGGGTACGACTCGTCGAAGTAGGTCGGTTGCGCGGTCATGACTCCCTCGGATCGACCACAGGTAGCTGCGCGACGAAGAGGGGTTCCCCGTTGTCGTTCCACATGATGTCGGTGGGTGCGCCGTTGTCGTTCCACTGCGGGTTACCCAGGGTGCCGTGACGCCACAGCGCCGTCGGGAGCCCGTTGGCGTTCTGCACCTCACGGGGTTGACGAACCCGGGTCTGCTCGGGGGTCGGGTCGTCAGCCATCGATGGTCCCGGAGTCTGGCCAGCCGTCCGGGGGGCCGTTGTCGTTGAACGTCGGGGACCCGACCCCGTTGTCGTTCCAGTTCTTATACGGGTCCCCGTTGTCGTTCCACCGGTCGTCCGGAGGTGGCTCCGGGGGCGGGATCTCGTCGGTCATGACGTCACGCGGCGTCGATCTTGACGACACCCTCGTACTTGGCGGGCGGGGTGTTCGACGGTCCGGCCTCAGTGGTCGGCGGCCGGTACAACACCAGCGACGACGCGACGGCGACCTGCCGACCGAGCACGGACGGCTCGACGGCCTCGAGGGTCGGGTACCGGTACTCGTACGCCTCGATGCCGGCGGAGTTGCCGACGTAGTAGTCGTTCGTGGTGATGGCCGGGGTGACGACCCCGGTCAGGCCGAGCCCGTAGATCTCGAACGACCCGGGGCTGATCGACCCGTTCGCGTTGGCCGGGCCGACGGTCGGGAACAGCGGCCGGCCGGCCAGGTCGACGGACGCGCCGAGGACCCTCCACCCGATCGGGCCCATTGCGATCCAGGTCGGCAGCGCCTTCGTCGCGGTGTAGACCAGCTCGGAGGCGGCGAAGATGGCCGTCCGGATAGCGGCCCCGTCCGGGGTCGCGGCCAGCGGCACCGACGCCGTGGTGAGGGCCAGCTCGGTGACGAGGGCGACCTCGGTGGAGTAGGCGAGCCGACGGTTGAGCTGGCCGATGACCAGGTCGAGGGCGGCCGGGACCAGCGACTGCGCCTGCAGCGACAGGTTCAGGTACCCGCCGCGGGTCTTCAGGGTGAGCGGGTCGGCGACCACGTCGAACGCCTTGGACGCGAGCTCGGCCTTCTCCAGCGACTGGGCGGCGACCCCGGTGGAGAAGTTCGGGTCGACCAGCCGGGGCCGCATGAAGGTGAGCGCGTTGGGGGCGTCCTGCACCCCGATAGCGCTGAGGAGCGGGCGGCCCTGCGGGGTGATGTTGATGACCGGGCCGGTCACCGTCGACACCTGCAGCCCACCGAACCCGCCCGCGGTCGCGACCGTGTTGGCGGCGGTGGTGCCCATGTGCTGGGCGGCCCGCTTCACCACGTTGTCGTACCGGCGGCGGGACTCCAGCTCGTTGTAGTGGATCACGTCGAACATCAACTCGCCCGCGGACCGGTAGGTGACCGGCCCCAGGTCGAGGCCGGGGGTCATGGTGGAGATCCGCTGCGCTACCTGCTCGTTCAGTGCGAAGTCCTGCGAGGAAATGTCGAGCTGGCCGTCGATCTCCTTGACACGGTTGGAGAAGGAGACGAGGGACTGACGGTCCTGCTCGGACAGGTCGCGGTCGTTGTCGAAGGCGTTCTGCTTGACGCCTTCCGCTCGGGTGACGAGGGATCGGCGCTCTTCGAGCAGCCTGGAGGTGATTGCGTCGGCGGCCATGACGGCCCCTTCCGTGAGACGTGGGCGTTCTGTCTCCGGGGGGCTGGCTTCGCCTGCGGGGGGCCGGTCGGGTTCCGGGGTGCCGCTCGGGAGGGGCCGGGGTGCCGGTTCTGGCGACGACGCTACGCCCGCATACCGGAGCTGTCC